AGAGGACATCGAGTCCTCCCATGTGAGCTTTACGCTCACATCTGCTTACGCAGCTCTCGGCACCGCTAATAAATAGCGGCCCACCGTACGTTTTTTCTGACGCGTACGGGACGCCCTGATTCCTGGTAAGCTCTCTCAGAAAGGGGTTCCTCACCTCTTTCTAAGAAAAACTTCATTAGACTATCCACGCCGCTCATAGAGCTGCGTCGAAAACTCTTATGCGAGGAGTAAGCTAGATATTCTAGCCTATGCAACGTATTAGAGTATCTCTCGATAGGCTTGCGCCTATACGAGAATAGTCCAATGATAACATCCTGTCCCTGAGGAACCACTGGAATGAAATCCAGAAGGTTCTCAAGGTAGGATGCGGACTTGAGATAGAACCGATCAAACAGCAGATTCTGCAATTTGATAAGGCTTTCTAAGTCCTCAGCAGGAACGTGGTTATTGTCGAAGATGGTCTTGCAGCGAATGACTGATACGTCAAAGCCGTCAAACCAATCCGAACCGCAGGACTCTCTGAACTTGCCAGTCCAGAAAGACTTGCTGTGGTTCACTAGCATATTATTGCTATTGAGCCACTCAATAACCACCGGTGCATAGTCCGTGGGGATAATTATATCATCCCCATAGACGGAGACGCTTCCCTTGAAAGACTTAATGTCAGAAAGGGTAAGCTGGTGCCCTAAAGCGCTTTCGATCGCTAAGAATACTATGGTTGTAAAAACCATAGCTTCAAGAGGGAAAGTAAGCGCTGAGCCCATAGACGCGAACTTGGATAGAGGAATTATTCCATATCCAGGCACATCCGCCTTCTGAGATCGACAGGCGTCCACGAACTCCATAAGGAGAGGGTGGCGCGCAAGAAGATCTCTTACATGCGAATAAGAAACGCGATCTGAAGCAGAGCTTAAGTCGAGGGTTGATAGACTTTCGTCTATTGACCCCTTCCTAGCCATGATTCGATTTGGAGTTTGGTCATTACTATGACAGAACCAATTGAAGGGTTCATCATTGACGTGACCAAACCTCACGATCTTTGCGAGGAGAGCCTGTTGCATATATTGCATATGAGCAGGTTCCATAGCTATGATACGTGGCGTTTTGAGCGTCTTAGGGACTGTGATCACCTTAACTGGGATCTCAGCCTCAGGCTCGAGGAGAGTGCACTCATCCGCGTTGAAATAACGCGGATGTGGATAAAGAGCATCGACAACGGAGTAAACCGAGTCGAGTCTTTTAGTCCACGTACGGTTACTATACTTCTTGTTCCCTTTAAGGGAATCAGATGTAGAGCCACCTGAGTGATGGGGAGCTAGCGTAGAGAAAGGATCTAAAAGATCCGATTCAATACGGCTAAAAAGGCCCCCAAACAGAAGGCTAGACATGCGTGAAAACGAAACGGAAGTTTCGGGTTCTTTGCGTGCCTCATATTCTGTTACGCTCCTCTCATTTTCCATATAGGCATCGAAAGCAGCCTTCACACGAAAATCCTTGCAAGGGATATTCGTTTTCTGCCAGAAATAACAAATCTGGCGGATGTAACGGATGCTTTCTTTGTCTGGTGATGGAATTAGGACACCATCCACCGGATCGAAGATCCTCTGGAGGAAACCTCTTAGAAACAAGGGGAAACCTCCTCGATCAGTGCGGAAAGCACTGAACGAGTTGTAGCAGAGGGAACCTTTCGCCAAGCTCTCTTCGAGAGCCTTTGCGTAGGTAGGAAGGGTTATGCTTAAAAAGCTAAAACCTTCCCCTTCGACACGGGACGTGATATATTGTATATCACGCTGGGTCTTAACACCGGAAAGATCCTCGATATCCTCGAGGAGATACGAAAAAAGCTTGAGGTGTCTTTTCAACGTCTCCCTTTCAGGTAGATGTTACCCTGACACCAGCCTACAGATCCGGTGAGGGAGCCCCATAAGGGGCCCCCTCACTTACGGATTGCTTACTGCGTGGGATAGAAAATACCCTTCAGACCTCGAAAGAGGCGAGTTTGGTAATATTCGCACCCGAAGAAGCAGTGAGCCAGGCCGCGATACCGTCTCCTAGAGCCTTAAGCTCAGCATTGGTAGCTCCCTGAAGGGGGCCATCAAGACTGAACGAAGCGCTCATAGATACACGCACGTTCTGTGCGGGTACAAGGGGATCGGCAACAATCTTGGTGAAGGAAAACTTCACGACGTGCTTGTTACGACGCCCGACATAATGGTTAATGTCAAGGCGAGTCGTTCCAGTTGCGTCGAGAAAAGCTCCAGCTGAGTCGGTCATACCGACGCGACTCAGAGAAGCTGCTCCCGTACCAGGATTGAGTGATTGCGGATCTGCGTAGGCCAATGCCTTGCTCCATTCATATCATTTCGCTCAAATCTCCGAGCGAAGGAGTTGCGTGCCACGGGCTATGCCCAAAGCCGCAAGGATGGACCAACGATAGGCATTCCAGCCACTCGTATTAAGTCCAAAACCGTAAGGTGTCGCTCTCCATCTGCATTTGGAATAAGCATTAGAAACTTGCTGTCCAGGTGCAATGAACCCGTCAAAACGGGTGAGAACGCTAGAAAATGGAGTAATTGAAACAGAATACTGTTTCTCCTCCATCAAGTAAGCGTATCTCAGAGCTACGCGGTCATCTGACAGGGTCTCGGCGCGACGAATAAATCCGCCTACGTCGATAAACCAGTTAGCTAGCCACGTCCAAGGGACAAGATCGTATGCAGTTGAAAGATCGAGTTTAGTATCGATTAACGTCTGTATACGTCCAAGGAGAGACTGCGAACTATCTAAGAACGCAGCTAGATCCTCGAGATACATATCCCAACACGTAACCATAGTAAAGGTTTTCGTGAAGGTAGATGTAATCTGTCCGAAAACAGTTCCAGAAGCTGATACTCCAGGTAAAAATATGGAGTCCATATAGCTGTTGAAGGTGCTAAAAGGTGCCGCATGATTTTGCGGTTGATACCTAAGAACACACTCAACAGAATCAGACTTCTGGTCTGTCAAAAGTTGGCGCTTTTTTCGGGATTGAATCCGAATCTCTGCAAAATCAGCAAAGCACTTGTTTAAGAGTGCTTGATGCTGAATTGCAACAGTAAACAACTTCTTGAAGTCGCTTACTGTAGGCGCTAAGCCGAATTGAAAGTTCAGGTATTCAGAGGCGAAGCCTTTGACTCCCTGAACAGGGCCTCTCACTTGGCCGAGGATCGCACCAGTAATGGTGGGAAAACCGTCCTTAGTGAGCTCCCCAAGAATTCGAGCGAGATCAACTTTTGGTGCCAGTGGCTTCATAGACGGCAAAAGACGATTCGCCAGATTGTTCATTTCTGTAGTTTGAGCTGTATCAGCCCAAGTTATTAGATCTGAATCAAAAGCTGGCGTATCACCACTATATCGCACGAGTGCGAATGGTGCTCTGGTTCTCCAATTACCATTATTGGTTCTTAGATCCCAGGTCTTTCGAGGTATATATGGAGCCACGGGAGAGAATACGCGGAAATTATGCCCGTGATCAAAAGGGTACGCGACATAGTCACGCTCCCTTTCAGTCTCGTACACTTCAACCTCAGATCCATCGGATGAGAGGGAGAAGTGTACATCGTGCATAATTAACTTACGTAGATCTTTCCCACTCAGTCTAGGTTGTGATTTGACGAATTTGTCAACAGCACGCCCTGTGCGGTAAGAAAATACTTGCTCATCGGCACTAACAGGTGCCGAAGGAGTTGAGTAATTCTGAACGCCAGTGGAAGTGTTGTAACACAACGTGAGCGTTTTAAGATCGCCTTTATTCGCATTAGTGCGAAAGCGAGACTTAGAATGCGGTCGAGACTGTGTAACGTATGGCACTTTTGGTTCCTTACGGTGAGAATGGATCTTCCACCTGGTGTTAACCAGAGGAGGGTCGCGAAAGCGGCC